GCGAGGCCGTGGCCCGCTCCACCGGCTCGCGGAACGGGTAGGCCCGGCTGCGTACCGTGCCCCTGTCCACGAGGTGCGCGTACTGCGTCGGGTTGCTGTAGCGGTCGACCGTCTCGCCCTTCTTGTTGACGCGCGTCCCCTCGAGCCGGCTGAACCTCGTCTGCACCTTGGCCTTGCTGCCGTCCTTCTGCTTGACCACCTTGAAGCCGGTGCGGGGGCCGACGATGCCGACCGCCACGCCGGAATCGCGGAACGCCTTGACCTTTCTTGCTGCCGTCCTTCTGAAGGACGACCTTGAACCCGGTGCGCGGCCCGACGATGCCCACCGCCACGCCGCTGTCGCGGAACGCCTTGACCTTGCTCCCCAGCGCCTTCTTGAGCAGCCCCGTCTTGACGCGGACCACTCCTTTCATCGCGCGCAGGACGACCTTGGATCCGGCGGCGGCTGCCTTGCGGCTGCCGTCGCGCTGGATCTTCCTCGCGGCCTTGTCGAGCGCCGCGTAGGCCTCGCGCATCCCCTGGACGCTGGCGCTGATCATGGCGTGTTGTCCTGGAGGGTGCGGATCTGCACGGTCCCGGTGGTCGTGGCCAGGTTGGTGACGAAGACCTGCGTCACGTCCGCCGTGAGGGGGTTGGCGATGCCGCTGCCCGAGTACCACTCCAGCGGGTAGCCGGCAGCCAGAGTCAGCGTGTTGTCGGCGCTGGTGCCGGTGGCGTTGGTGCGAACCACGCACGCCACGTCGCTGGAGATGAACAGCGACCCCATCGCGCTCACGTCGAGGTTGATGTCGGCCTCCTTGTTGGCCTGCGTGGACGTGAGGCTCACGTCGGTGTTGATCTCGCCGTCCTTGGTGATGGTCACGCTCTTGGAGATCTGCTCCCCGGAGCGCGTGTAGGTCAGCGTGTGGATATGGCTCGGCATCGCGTCATCCCTCCTCGCGGTACTGGCACAGCGCGCCGACCGCGAGCGGGTCGGCCACGACGGACTCGATGTTGAGGACGCGCGTCCCCCACAGGAACCGCATCCGGCTGGTGAGGCCGGGATAGCGGCGGATCTCCACCGTGCCCGACCGGACGGCGCGGACGGTGCCGTCCTGCCACGTCTCCTGGCCGGCCTGCTCCGTCACCAGGGCCGAGACCGTGGCCAGCGTCGTCCATACGAGCAGGACGCCGCCCAGGCTGTCGCGAGCCTCGCTCGGCGACTGGATCTCCACGCGGTGCCGCAGGCGGCCGGCGTTCATGCGTACCTCCCGCTGCGGTACGGGTCGAGGAGCCATTCGGCGGCCAGCGGCATCTCCTTCGGCGGCGCGCCGTCGGCGACGCTCTCGCGGTGGGCGTGCCAGTGGCCGGCCAGCAGCCGCGCCGCCTGCCGGATCGGCTCGGGCACGTCGCTGGCGAGCGCGCCGTAGCCCGCCGAATAGGCGATCCGCACGCAGCCCGCCGATCCGTCCGTGGACGGCCAGGAGGCGGCCGGCTGCACGAACGGGACGGCGCGGCCCTCGGGGGCCTGCCAGTCGGCAGCGTCCATCGCGACGAGATTGCCGTCGGGGTCGAGGTAGGACACCGACGAGACGGACTGGAGGGGCGAGCGGAACAGCTCGATGGGGCCGGCCGACTCGGGGAAGCCGTCGTGCGTCTGCCGCCAGGAGCAGGTGAGCAGGCACAGGCCCGTCTCCTTCTCGATGCGCAGGCGGGCGGCGGCGGCGAGCGCGGCGAGGTAGGCGTCGTCGTCCGCGTGGTCGACGCGGCAATGGGCGCGGAGCTCGGCGGCGGAGAGGATCTCCGCCCCCGGCCCCGACACCAGCACCAGCCCGCCCTCGATCAGCATGGACGCCCCCTCCCCGTCACCGCATCACGCTCGCCGGGATGCCGTTCTCCTCGTAGTCGCTGGTCGGCTGGCAGACGTGGACCAGGTCCTTGCCCGGCCACTTGACCACTTCCTCCAGGTGCCCCACGACGACGCGCGGGGCGAGGCAGGCCGTGTGCCCGGCCTGCCGCAAAACGTGCCAGAACGCGATGTCCGCGTCCGTCTGCCCGCCCTCCCAGCGGCCCTGCGCGTTGGGCGTCGGCTGCATCCACGGGCGGGGCAGCGACCGCAGCACGTCGGCGCGGATCAGGGTCAGGCCGAAGTGCCCGGTGTGCGCCGGCAGGAGGTTGCGCGCCAGGTCGCTCTGGGCTACGCTCGCCTTGACCGTGCCCGGCTTCTTGCCGGCGAGGCTGAACAGCGCCTGCTCGCAGCCGCGCTTGGCCTGGAGCGGGAACACCGCCGCCACGTCGGGCCGGGCCTCCAGCAGGCGGAACAGCTCCAGCACGTCGTCTGCGCCGAACACCGTGTCGAAGTCCATCGTCAGGACGTAGCGGCAGGCCGGATCGGCGATGGCGTCCTCCATCAGCTCGCTCAGTTTCTGATGCCAGAAGCAGCTCTGGCCCGCCCGCGCCTGGATGCGCAGGCGGTGGAACGCCTTCTCCGCGCATCGCGGATGCATCAAGGGGCCGAAGCGCGGCACGCTCATGCAGGCGCGCACGATCCCTTCCAGGGAGGTCGTCGGGCCGGACGGCTTGAACCCCTGGAGGTTGAGCGAATGCGGCCCGGCGCTGCACGTCCCCGGCTCGCCCTGCCACGGGCCGATCCGCTCCAGCCCGACCTTGACCATCAATTCCGCGAGCGCCTCGCGGTCGAACAGGCAGCCGTGGCGGTCGTCGCGGTCGGTGTGCCCGCCCATGACGTAGCCCTGCACGTTGACCGGCTCGCCCTTGAGGTAGCGGCTCGCCACGTCCTCGAAGTCGGGCACGGCGATGCGGATGCGCCCGCCCGGCTTGAGCTTGTCCACCCAGTGCTTGAGGACGTTGCCCGTGTCCCGGTGGCTGAAATGCTCCAGGACGTGCGAGGCCAGGATCTCCTCAGCGCTCTCGTCCGGCACGTCCAGCGGCCACGCCTCGCCGCCCGAGTCGCGGTCGATGGCGGTGAAGCCAGCCAGATGCACGCCGCCCGCGCCGATGTTCAGGCGCAGGGGCGGGGCGTCGTCGGGCGGGGCGGGCACGGCAGCGTCGAACGCCGCCAGTCCGGCCGGGGGCGCGACGAAGCCGGCAGCCTCCGCAGCGAGGCCAGCCTCCTCGGAGCCGCAAGCCGCGATCCGCTCGGCGCGCTCGCGGATGCTGCCGGGGTAGGCGTCGGGGCCGAACAGGCGGTTCTTCACCTCCGCCGGCTCATCGCCGACGATCTGCTCGTGCCTGACCCTCGCCAGAGGCACGCCGCCCCCGGCCTTGAAGGGCGGCAGGCCAAGGCAGCCGCGCATTCCGTTCACGGTCAGCGGACGCCAGAACTTCTCGGCCCGGTCCTCGCCTGGCAGGGGCGGCAGGCCGAAATGGCCGCGAGCCTCGTTCACCGTCATGAGGCCGCCGCTGACGGCGACGGCGATCTCCTCGGGCGACGGGCGCTCGCCGACGATCCGCTGCGCGTCGTGCGCCGGCGGATCGACGAAGCCGTCGTAGTCCGCAGCGCGATCCAGCGCGGCGAAGTCGCTCGTGATGCGTCCAGGGTGTCCGTTCAGGATGCCTTGCATAGCTCTCCGATGATGCTTTCGATGGGCCTCGTGGCCGTCCACGCGGGGTAGTCCCGGCGGAACTTCGAGGTATCCGAAACGTACCACCTGTGGTCGCCCTTCCGGGGCTCCGCGACGCTGCTGCGCTGGAGCTTCTTGCCCGTCGCCTCTTCCATCGCGAAAATCGCTTCCAGGACAGACAAAGCGTTTTCCTTGCCGCCGCCCAGGTTGTACGCCTCGCCCTTCGTGGGGGCCGCCGCGAACGCCTCGACGGCCAGCGCCACGTCGGCGGCGTGCAGGTTGTCGCGCACCTGCTTGCCCCGGTAGCCGATGACCTGGTACGCCCGGCCCTCGCGCAGGCATCGCGCCAGGTAGGCCAGGAAGCCGTGGGCCGCCGCGCCGGCGTGCGCGCCGCCCGTCAGGCAGCCGCAGCGGAAGGCCGCCGTGGGCATGCCGAAGTAGCGCCCGTATTCCTGCACCATCGCGTCGGCGGCGAGCTTGCCGCACCCGAAGATGCTGTGCGTGCAGGCGTCCACGCTCATGGACTCGCCGATGCCGCCGGCCCACTCCTCGCCCTTCGGCTCCCAGCGCGTCTTGCGCTCGGCGCACTCGATCCGGTTGGGGTTGTCCCCGTAGACCTTGTTCGTGGACAGGAACGCGAACGCGGCCTCGGGGGCGTGCCTGCGGCACGCCTCGAGGAGGTTCAGCGTGCCCGTGGCGTTGGTGTCGAAGTCGTCGAACGGGCGGCTCGCGGCCAGGTCGTGCGAGGGCTGCGCGGCAGCGTGGACCACCAGCGCGGGCCGCGTGCGCTGGACGATCTTGGCCATCCCCGCCCGGTCGCGCACGTCGAGGCCGTGGTGCCGGTAGCCGGGCACCTCCTTCGACAGCGCCTTCAGGTTGGGGCGCGTGTCGCCGTCGCGTCCGAACCATTCCTTTCTGGAATTGGAGTCGGTGCCGACGCAGGCCCAGCCCCGCGCGGCGAAGTGCCGGACGCACTCCGACCCCACGAGGCCCGCCGATCCGGTGACGAGTACGGTCTTCTGCATCGGCTCATGCTCCGGTGGGGGCGGGAGGGCGGGGCAGGGGCGGATCGCCCCGGCCCCGCAGGATCAGGCCACCACCTGCGCCGTGACGCCGCGCCCGGCCGCCGTGGTCGGGGCCTGCTCGGCCCGCGAGAGGATCGCGTGGGCGCTGGCGACGCGGGCCGCGCCGGCCGCCGTGTAGGTGATCTTCAGGTTCTTCTTGCGGCCGCGCATGTCGAGCAGCCACTTGTAGCACTGCGCGTTGCTGGTGTCGGGCGCGACCGTGGTGAGGGCCAGGTCCGTCGCCGTCGTGTAGGTCGTGCCGTCGCTCTCGGTGAGGGTGAGCGTCACGTCCACGTTGCTGGCCGTCTGGGTGGCGAGGTGGATGAACACCTCGGCGTAGTCGAAGCCCTGGCAGGAGACGGTGCCCGTGGCCGTGGCGTTGGTCGCCACCGACTGCGGCGTGATGAGCGAGACGAACTTCGTGTCCTGAGCATGGATCATGGGGAGGCTCCCGGCTGGGTTCGGAGGGGGAGGGCGGAGCCGCGCGGCTCCGCCCGTCGGCCAGTGGCCGGGATCAGCTCGCGCCGCCGCACAGGGCGACGATGGGTCCGGCCGCGCTCGTGGTGCCCAGGTCGTGGTTGACGATGTCGAAGCGGCTCGTTCCCAGGATGCCGATCTGGTCGGTGTCCATGTAGCGGTGGTCGCTGGGGAAGATGCGGATCTCGCGCCGGTCGCCCAGCGTGCTGGACTTGCTGAGGTCGCCGAAGAACAGCATGGGCAGGCCGCTGTAGTCGGTGGACGGGCCGGCCGGCAGCACCTGCGAGGTGACGATGGGGTAGCCGGCGTAGCTGTCCATGAAGTCGCCGGACAGCGTCTGCGGGTTGTTGCCGCCGGCCGCCGCCTTCAGCCGCCCGAAGACCATCTCGCGGGCGTAGGCGCTGCAGTACCACTTGGCGTTGGCGCGGGCGTACTCGGGCAGGACGCCCATGGCCCCGGCCAGGTCGGTGGCGTCGATCTCCGCGAAGGTGTCGTGCGTGGCCGTGGCGCAGGCCACCGCGCCGGCCAGGCCCAGCGCGACGGTCATCAGGTTGGTCAGGCCGGCGATGCCCAGGTAGGTGCTGGTGCCGTCGCCGATGAACCCGCACTGGTCCTCGAAGTAGCCGAAGCCGTAGGCGAACTCGCTGGCGATCCAGTCGGCCAGGTCGATCACCGCGTCCTCGCTGATCTCGCTGGAGAGCTTGGCCAGCGCGCCGCACTTCTTCGCGTTGAGCTGCACGTTGTTCCACGTCGGGTTCGACTCGCTGGCGGCGCTGGACGGGTTCTCGCCCAGCGGCCCGACCGTGATGCCGGTGAGCCGGCGCGGCGTGTTCATCGAATCGCGGCCCATCGGCTGGACGAACACGTTCTGGCGGAACTTGCCGTACGCCTCGCGCAGGTCGATGATGCGCTGCGACAGCTCCACGGGCACGAGGAACCCGCCGCTGCTGTTGGGCGTGGTGCCCAGCGCCGCGCGGATGTCGGTGCCGACGCCGTGGCTCAGGCACCAGGAGAGGGCGCGCTGGTCGGCGAAGATCGCGGCGCGGCACCACATGCCGCCCCGGTAGGCGTCCTCGTGGCTCTCGCGCGTGTTCTGGAACGCCTTGAGCGGGCGCGTGCGGACGACGTTCGCGGGGATGCCGCTGCTGCGGGACGGGGCCGGCGGCGGGACGGCGGGGGACGGCTGGTCGGGGGGCGTCCGGCGGCCCTGGGGAGCCTCCATCGACTCGAGGGTCCGGGCCAGCTCGTCGGCGCGGGCCTGGTGGTCCTGGATCTGCTTGATCTGCGCCTTGCAGTCGGCGACGGTCTGGATGAGGCGGTCGAACGTGGCCTGCTCGTCGGGCGTCGTGGGACGGCCCTCGGCGTCGGCGCGGCTGATGATCTCTCGGCGCGGCTGATGATCTCCTTGGCGGAGAGCGCCGCGTGGGTGAGCTTGGCCTGGAGCTCCTGGAGCTTGTTCATGGGATGCCTCGCTGTACGGTGCCTGGAACCCGTAGGCTCCAGCCGTCAACGAGGGCTGGCCGACGATGTGCTTTGCGGACTGGCCGCCATTCCCCGACGGAGGATGCCAGCGAATGCGGGAACCGGGAGTCGAACCACGGCACCCCGGCTTATGAGGCCGGGAGTGGAACCATCCATTCCCACGAATCGGCACTGTTCCGGCTGCGGTCGCGATGCTTGGCATGGCATCGGCTGCCGACCGTCGCTCCGATGCCGCACACCCTGCCGGCGCTCAGTGCCTGCGCTTGGTTGGGTATGCTAATAGGATACGGTCGAGCGTGACATTCTTCCACGGAATCAGGCGTCCCGACGGTCGAGCGGCTGCTGTCGCGGTCGCGCGACCGTCGCAGGCGTCACAGGCCCAGCCGCCGCAGCATGTCGCCGAAGTATTCGCGCTCCCACTCGGCGCGGCCGAACTGGTCGCCGCCGCTGCCGCCCAGCACCTCGACGCGCAGCCTGGGCCGGGGCCGGGCTGGTTGACGACGCCCATGTAGAGCAGCTGCTTCTGCCCGCTGTCGGCGACGCTCGCGCCCCACAGGCCGGCGGTCGGCGGATCGAGCAGGACAGCGGCCAGTTCCGCCCGGTGCGCCTTCGTGTAGGCCGTGGCCCCCGTGGGCGTCACGGCCCAGGAGTGCATGCGCATCGCCGCCTTGCCGACGCGCCGCCGCGTCCCGTCGCACAGCGGGACCTCGCAGTCCTCGCGCATGCACAGGGCGCAGCCCTCGCAGGCCCAGCGCGAGGCGGGGCGGGCGAGGGAGCCTATCGCGCCGAAGGTGTCGCGCAGGAGCGACGACGCGGGCCGCGCGGGCCGGCAGGGCGCGCCGCAGAACAGGCACGACTCGGGGCCGTCCAGCATGGCCGGATCGACGCCGTGCGCCAGGGCGAACAGGTGCGGCAGGCTCGTCATCGTCCCCTCCTCGCTCACAGCCGCGCCGCGATCTCCTTGCGCCGCGCATGCTCCGCCCATGCCGCCGTGGCGGCCTGCGGGATCTTCGCGTACCCGAACCGCTCCAGGCCGGCGCAGGCGGCCACGGCGCGGCCCGCGCCCACCTCGTCCACGAGGCCGGCGTCCTTGGCCTCCTGCGCCGTGAACCACGTCTCGGCGTCCATCATCGCGGCCAGCTCGGCGCGCGTCCTGACGCTCTTGCGCAGGTAGGCGTCGAGGATCGTCTCGCGCACCTTGTCGAGGAGGTCCGCCGTGCGGCGCATGTCCTCCGCGCCGCCGCCGACCGATGTCCACGGGTTGTGGATCATCACCAGCGCGCCGCCGTTGGCGCGCACCGTGTCGCCGGCCATCGCCACCACGGACGCGGCCGACGCGGCCATGCCGTCGATGTCCACCTCGATGCGGGCGGGATGCTCGTCCAGCGCCGCCATCATCGCGGCGGCCTCCACGGTCGAGCCGCCCGGCGAGTTGATGCGCAGGTTGATCGTGCCCGCCTTGATCGCCTTGATCTCTTTTCGGAATTGCGACGCGCTGACGCCGTCTTCCCAGAAGGACGAGCCGATGGTGCCGTACAGCATGACCTCGGCCACGTCGCCGGCCTTCATGCGGATGTCGAGCTTCTTCATTTCGCCTCCTCGCCAAGGGGTTCCAGGTCGCGCGCCACGGCGCGCGCCACGATGTCCTGCGTCGCCATCAGCGCGTCGGCCCCGTCCGACAGCATCCGCTCCCGGCAGCGGGCGACGTGCCGCGCCGCCGCCTCGCCCGCCAGCCGCTCGGCCTCGCCCGATGGCAGGCCCCGCACGAGCGCCAGCGCCCGGAACGCGGACAGCAGCGACGCCGCCACCCGCTCCGACGCCGCCGGCTCCGCGTACCACTCGCCGACGTGGGCGAGCAGCGCGTCCTTGCCCTTCGTCCGCCGGGCCTTGTCGTTGTCGATCCGCAGGAGCCTGCCGTACGCCTCGCCCAGCAGCGCGCCGAAGACGCGGCGGCAGGGGCCGGGGACGGCAGGGGCCGGGGACGGCGCGGGGGCTGCGGGGGCGGCAGGCTCGGGCGGGTCGATGGCCCGCGACAGCGGCACCATGGCTCCCTGGATCATGAGCTTGTCGCCGTCGGGGTCCGGGTTCTGGTCGAGCGCGTCGCGCGCCTCGTTGGGCGTGAGGATGGCGGCGGCGACCTTCTTGGTGAGGCTGTCCGTCTGGGCCATGGTGTTGCCGCGCAGCAGCGCGTCGAGGTTGAGCTTCGTGTATTTCCTGCCCCGGCTCACGATGCCGTAGAGCTTGACGTTGGCCTCGGCCTCCATCATCTGGCACCACGGCCGCAGGCAGTCGCCCACGGCCTGGATCTCCTGCTCCTCGACGTTGCTGAACGTCGAGCGCGACAGGTCGCCGACCTTGTGCGGCGGCACGGCGTACCACCTGCAGACCTCGACGACCTGGAAGGAGCGGCTCTCCAGGAACTGCGCCGAATCGTTGGGCAGCGTCGCCGGCGTGAACTTGACGCCGTTCGACAGCACCACCACGTTGCCGGCGTTGCCGACGCCGGAATGCGCCGCCTGGAAGCCCTTGCGGTACTCGTTGCGCTGCTCGGCCGTCTGGTTGCCGGGCATCTCGATGATGCCGCCCGGCATGGGCGACTTGCCGAAGACCGCCGACCCGTAGCGCTCCTGCTGGAGGCCCAGGCGGATCGAGCGGCGGGCCATCTCGACGGGCGACCAGCCCACGAGGTCGTCGTCGCCCAGGCCCCGGAAGTGCAGCACGTCCTCGGGCCGCAGGTAGGCCCACTCCCCGCCTCCCGCCGGCGGGCACACCTCGTACCAGAGCCGGCCGTCTCGCGGGTCGCGCACGGGGGCGACGCGGGACGGGTGGATGCGCCACAGCCAGGCGGGCCGGCCGTAGCCGTCGCGCTCGATCTCCGCGTACCCGTTGCCCCAGGTCAGGCAGTCCTTGAGCAGGGCGCGCCGCCAGTTGTAGGCGTTGCTCTCGGGGTTGGCCTGCATGCCCAGCAGCCAGGCGATGTTGTCCTCGATGGGGAGGCGCGTCCTGCCGTCGGGCTGCCGCTCGTAGCAGTGCCAGCCCAGGCCGGCCACCTGCTCGGCGATGTAGCGCACGCACGCCCAGACGGCGCTGTAGGCCATGGCCGACGCGGGCGTGACGCGGTCCTCCTGCTGCTGGAGGCCCATCTGCCACATGGCGTACTCGTACGCGCCGTGCTGCCAGCTGCCGCCGCCGGGCTGGTCGGGGGCGACCGCGCGCGCCTCCACGGGCGAGGGGTGCGCCGGGCCGAAGACGATCACCGACGCGCCGTCCGCCATGTCACCACACCTCCGGTAGGATGATCGCCTGGGACTCCGGGGCGACCATAGCCAGGCCGCGCGCCATCACCGCCGCCACGATGCCGTCGATCTTCTTGCCGCTCGCGTGGTCGGGCTTGACGGGCCGGATGTTGCCGCTGGCGTCCGTGTAGACGGCCGCGTTGCCGGCCATCCAGCGCAGGACGGGGTCGTCGCCGTGGGCCACGCGGCCCTCCTTCAGGTCCGCCTCGAGCCTCTTCGACGGCTCGTTGAGGCTCTGGAGGTTCTGGCCGAATCGCTGCATGGCGACGCCGTGCGCCATCAGGTGCGTGCAGGCCTGCGCCGCGTTCCACGGGTCGAAGCCCACGCCTTCCAGCCCGCCCTCGTCGTGCGCCTCCCTGACGGCCCTCTCGATCTCGTCGATGTCGATGGTGTCGCCGGGCGTGACGGCGATCCGGCCCTCTCGCTCCCACACGGAATAGGGGATGCCGTCCGCGTCCTCTCGCGTCCTGGCCGCCGCCTCGGGGATCCAGAAGCGGCACAGGAGGGCCATCCGGCCCGGAACGGGGAAGTCGGGGTACAGCCGCACGAACGCGGCGATGTCGGTCGTGCTGGCGATGTCCAGGCCGCCGAAGCACCTGCGGCCGCGCAGGGCCTCGCGGTCGAGCGGGCCGTTCCCGCGCGCCCACACCTCGGGCGAGATCCACGACGCCACCGCCTGCGTCCACACGCAGAAGTTGAGGCGCTGGACGGTGTTGCGGCGCGAGGGCATGCCCTCCGCCTCCGCCACCTGCTCGCGCAGGTACTTGGCCGTGACGCTGACGCCCAGGTTGGGGTTGGCCTTCGTCCACACGGCCTCGTCGCGCCAGTCGTCGCACTCCGCGCAGCCCTCGACGGGCTGGAGGTGCCCTTCCTCGCGGTGCTTCGCGCAACTGTCCAGGTGGCAGACGTAGGCGAACCAGGCGTCGTTCCACTGCCTGCCCTGGAGGATCGACGCGCTGTAGTCGTGGTGCTTCCAGCACACCGATTCCCGGTCGTGGCCGCTGTTGCTGCTCTCGATAATGAGGGCCTGCTTCCGCCCCTTCGTGCCCGCGCGCATCATGTCCACGCACAGGGCCGAATCATGCTCGTGGATCTCATCGATCAGCCCGCAGTGCGGACGCGGCCCGCTCTGCTTCTTGTCCGATGAAACGACACGGAAGAAACTGCCCGTCTTGTGGTACGCGATATTCCATTCCTTGCCGAGAGCGCCCGAGAACTCGACGCGCTTCACGAGGTCCGGCGAGGCGCGCACCATTGAGCGGGCGTCGCGGAACATGATGGACGCCT